CGTTGCGGCGGTGTGATGTGTACAACAAAGGGATAAAAGAGGAAAAAAGAGGAACAAAAAGGATTGAGTTCTGTGTACCAAGTGGTAAAATGGTATTATGAAATAATAATGATGTATAGAAGGCACTGTCTGGAATAGGGCGGTGCCTTTTGTCTTGCCCGTATGTGTGACTTTCTCCCATGCTTACGGGCTTTTGTGTGTTGAGGTATATATGACAAATATAGAGATTGTGAACAAGTTCATATCAGATTTACATAGGGCAGAACATAACGGTGGAACTGTACATATTCCAGAATGCATCATTGATTGGAAAGAACTTGAAGATGGTTCATACATTGTCATATTTGAAGAAAGCCCATATGCGAAGTTGAAAGAAGCCTTGAATGAATTTCTTGATGCTATTGCAAAGGAATTTCATTTGTATGAAGTATTGGATTGGATTGAAGCGAGAATCAGTAAATAAAACTATGAAAGGGGTGTTGCAGGATGGCAAAGTTGACAGCCAAACAGCAAAGATTCTGTGATGAATACCTGATAGACCTGAATGCAACACAGGCGGCTATTAGAGCAGGTTATTCGGCAAAGAATGCAGATAAGATTGGTTCTGAACTACTAGGCAAAACTAGGGTGGCAGAATATATCGAAGAAAGAAAAGCAGATAGAGTTAAGCGCACGGAAATCACGCAGGATATGGTGCTGAAGGAGTTGGCGAACATAGCATTCTCCAATGCAGCAGATTACGCAAGTGTAATTGAGAAGCAGGCAATGGTGGATGTAAATGGTGTGATGGTTCCAATGCATGATGCTGAAGGGAATCCTGTAATGTATAGAACCGTGGAACCGGTGCTGACAGAGAATTTGACCGAGGATCAGCAAAAGGTACTGGCTGTCATTAAGAAGGGCAGAGATGGATTTGAGGTGAAGCCCCATGACAAAGTAAGGGCATTGGAGTTATTGGGCAAACATCTTGGTATGTGGACAGATAAGGTGGTAGTGGAAGGCAAGAGCAAAAGTCCTTATGACGAATTGAGCGTGGAAGAATTAAAGGCTTTAGCGGAAATGTGTGAAGCTGATGAAAAAGCCTGATTTATTAGAGATAAAGAAATCCCTTGCGAGAAAGGATTTTTGGCAGTATTGCAAATTCACATCACCTGATTTTTATTCCGAAGATAGAAAGTTCCTGAAGGACTTGGCAGAAAAGCTTCAGTGGTTTGTGGAAGAAGCTGAAGAACAGATTATGGTGGTGAATATACCACCGAGACACGGGAAGTCAAGAACGGCAACCAAGCTTGTTCAGTGGCTGTTTGGTAAATTCGGCACCGGCATTAAGGTTATGACCGGATCATACAATGAAACGCTGTCAGGAACCTTTGCAAAGCAAGTCCGGGATTGCATAGCGGAGCAGCCCACCCTGGGTGTTACAGTGTACAACGATATATTCCCGGACACCAAAATCAAATATGGTGAAGCTGCGGCATCCAAATGGGCATTAGAAGGAAGTCAGCAGGCAAATTATCTTGCTACATCCCCGACAGGTACGGCAACGGGCTTCGGCTGTAACATAATGATTATTGATGACTTGATTAAGAATGCAGAAGAAGCGTACAATGCGAATCGGTTGCAGCAATTAATCACATGGTTTACAGATACGATGCTTTCCAGAACAGAGAATGGCTTCAAAGTTATAATCATTATGACCAGGTGGAGTAATGATGATTTGGCAGGCTTCGTGTTAGCGAATTATGACAGTGTGGTGCATATCAGCTACAAAGCAGTAAATGAAGATGGCACAATGCTTTGTCCAGAGATTCTTTCCAAGGCTGATTTTGAGTTAAAGACAAAGAACATGAACAAAGATATTGTTGAAGCCAATTACAATCAGGAACCCTTGGATGCGAAGGGCAGATTGTACACCAAAATCAAGACCTACACGGATATTCCAAGGGATGACAATGGCGATCCTTTATTCAGGTATATATTGAACTATACAGACACTGCCGATGAAGGCAGTGATTTTTTGTGTTCAATTTGCTATGGGATGTATAACGATGAATACTACATTTTGGATGTGTACTATACCAAGGATGCAATGGAAACCACCGAGCCGGAAACAGCAAAGATGCTGACAAGGAACAATGTTGGATGCGCAATTATAGAATCCAATAATGGTGGTAGAGGATTTGCACGAAATGTGGAAAGAGAATGCAAGGAACTTGGAAACAGACACACCAACATTAAGTGGTTCCATCAATCCAAAAATAAGATTGCAAGAATCCTTTCCAATAGCACATCTGTTATGAACAATGTGTATTTCCCGGTGAATTGGGAAGATAGGTTCCCGGACTTTGCGAAGGCTATTAAGAAATACCAAAAAGAAGGTAAGAATGAACATGACGATGCCCCGGATGCGCTGACAGGTGTATATGAGAATCCAAAACCATTGGGGCAGTGGCTTGTATAGAAAGGCAGGAAGGAATGCTGAAAAGGTTATTTGAGAGAATCAGAGATAAGTATTTTGATTATGTCATTGTAGGTGATTATCTTGACCATATAGGCGGCAATCGCTACCGGGTGAAGTACATCAAGAAATGGTATCTGAAGGGTAAGAAAAGCACCTAAACAGAGCATATACGGAAGGAAAAGAAAATGGAATTTACAATAAGACAAAGAAGAATTCAATGCACAAACGAAGAATTGATAGGTGATAATGCAGACTATGAAGCATCATTCTCTTTTGATTCCGAATGGGATGGATGCATTAAAACTGCACGATTCATTCATGGTGGAAGATATGCTGAAAGGGTGCTTACTGATGATAAATGTATCATCCCGGTTGAAGTGCTGAAACAAGGCTTCCTGAAGGTTGGTGTGTACAGTGCGGAAATGACAACCACATATTGTGAAGTGTATATCAGGGCATCCATAAAGGAAACAACAGGCACCACAGCAGAACCGACACCTGATGTATACGCACAAATCATTAAAAGGATTGAGGATATGGAAACAGGCGGTGTGTCGGATGAACAGATTGCCAAAGCGGTTGAAGATTATCTTGCCGAGAATCCCATCGGTGCAATTGACGAAGCTGTTATTGCCGAAGCTGTGAATGATTACATGAAAGAAAACCCGATTGAAGATAGTCTTAGTGGCAAACGCATTATTTGCGTTGGTGATAGCATCTGTGAAGGTGTTGGAGCGAACAACCAACCTTATGCATATTGGATTCAACAGTGGCATCCTACGGCAGAGGTTATTAATCTTGGTGTGGGCGGCATGACAATTGCACAAAAGGATAGTTCCATCACAAATGCAATGCCCGTGAGAATTGCAAGCGGTGAATTTGAAGCATATGAGAATATTGACATTGTAGTACTTGAAGGCGGCATTAATGATCTGATGAACAATGTGAAGCTTGGTTATATCCAGAAATCATATGGCATCACTAAGTACAACACATTTTGCCGTGGTATGGAATATATGTTCAATTACTTCAAGGGATTATACCCGAATGCCAGAATGATATTTATGTCCACTCATAATGTTACTGCTTACGATTACAACAAAGGGCAGGCATGGTGGGGTGCAGCTTCTGAAATCTGTGCAAAATGGGGCGTTGAGTTTCTTGATTTGTTTGGTCTTATTTGTACTGCGAAGGTTGCAGGGTTGCAACTCCATCCTGATTATGCGGTACATAGAGATTATTATGCTAAGTATTTGAACATGGCACTTACTTCTGATACACCACTCGCAGGAGCAAAGACCACGAATTATTATAAGCATAATGTTCCCATGTTGTTGCAGTATTACAGCGGTACAAAGACATTTTCGGTTGGGGATAGCGTAAGTACTTCTGATTGGCGCATCAATATGGTTAGGGGTGATTTGACAACCTATGTGAACGTGTCTGCATCTGTAACCTATGATATGTCAGATGTTGATACAAAAACTCCGGGTGTATATCCGGTTCATGTGGCATACACAGAAGATGGCATCACTATTTCCACGGATGTAAATGTGACTATTGAGAGTGCAGGCGAAACAACTAAGGTATTGGATAGCATATCAGCAACAAAGACCAAGACAGAGTTTGTTGTAGGTGATGTTGTGAATACGGATGATATTGTGGTTAAGGCACACTATACGGATGGCACGGATGCGGATGTTACAAGCAATGCGAACATTGATACATCCAATGCCAACATGACAGCATCTGGGGAATATAATATTGCAATTTCGTACACCGAAGAAAATGTGACCAAGACAGTGCAGATTCAAATTAGTGTAGTTGAAGAATCTGGTGGTGATATCCCAGATGTTCCTGATACTCCCGATGAAACCACATGGGAAGATACAACAACCATAGATAGGGCGTGGAATACAAATGGGGGCGTATTTAGTAATACGACCATAACGGAAAGGTATACAGAGGGAGCAACCTACAATATTTCGTGCAAATTGATGGTTGAAAGCGATTCGGCAACAAGTGGACAAGTTATCTTGCGTATGAGTGGCATAACGCATGACCTTGGAACTATTGCTTTTGGTGAGACAATTGAAGTCAATGCACAAATGAAAGCCAATACAGGTTGGACATTAGGAAATATGCAACCTAGTGTATATACCACTAGCGGAAGCGGATTCCCTTGGACAGCATATATTAAAGATTTTGCAATTACTTCTGTGTAATAGAGGTTTTAATAGAAAGGCGGTGTGGAAGTGCTGACAACAGACGAAATAAAGCAATTCATTCAGGATGATGCAGCATCCGAAAAAAAGACCTTTGCCAAGAAAGGACAGGCATATTATGACGGAGACCACGATATTCGTGATACCCGTCTTTTTTATTACAATGCAGATGGAAACCTTGTAGAAGATACAAGCCGAAGCAATGTGAAAATTTCGCATCCCTTCTTCACTGAATTGGTGGATCAGGCGGTGCAGTATATTCTTTCCGGGGAAGATGGTTTTATCAAATCCGATTTGCCCGAACTGCAAACATACCTGGATGCATATTTCAATGAGAATGAGGACTTCATTGCAGAGTTGTCCGAAGTTCTGACCGGTTGCATGGCGAAGGGTTATGAATATATGTTTGCATATAAGAATGAGGATGACAAGATTGCATTCCAATGTGCAGATTCCATCGGTGTTGTTGAGGTACGAGCCAAGGACACTGACGATGGATGCGAGTATGTGATTTATTGGTATGTTGACCGTATAGAAAAGGGCAGGAAGCAAATCAAACGCATTCAGGTATGGGATAGTGAGCAGGTATATTATTATGTGCAGGATGGAGAAGGGAACATTGAACCAGATCCATCCGAGACTATCAATCCCAAGCCGCACACGCTGTATCAGCAGGAAGGTGACGATGCCACATATTATGAAGGTTTTGGTTTCATCCCTTTCTTCCGGTTGGACAATAACAAGAAGCAGCATTCCGGTCTGAAAACCGTGAAAGATTTGATTGACGATTACGATATTGTGAATTGCGGTTTGTCAAATAACCTGGCAGATTTCGATATGCCCATCCATGTTGTGAAGGGATTCAAGGGGGATGATTTGACCGAACTGCAAACGAACCTGAAAACCAAGAAGATTATCGGTGTGGATGAAGAAGGCGGTGTGGAAGTTCACACAGTTGAAATCCCTTATCAGGCAAGATTGACCAAGCTGCAAGAGGATGAAAAGAACGTGTATCGTTTTGGTATGGGCTTGAATACATCCGGGCTGAAAGATACCAATGCAACCACTAACATTGCAATCAAGGCAGCATATTCGCTGTTGGATTTGAAGTGTGGCAAGTTGGAAATCCGCTTGAAGCAGTTTCTGCGGAAGATTATCCAGGTGGTGCTTGATGAAATCAATGCTGTGGACGGCACAGATTATCGGAAAGAGCAGGTGTATTTCAATTTTGAGCATGAAATTATGTCCAATGCCCAGGAGAATGCACAGATTAAGCTGACAGAAGCACAGACACGGCAGGCAGAAATCGCAACATTGCTGAATGCGGCGGCGCACCTGGACAATGAAACTTTGATGCAACTTATTTGTGAGCAGCTTGATATTGATTATGACGAAATAAAGGACAAGCTTCCCGATCCTGACGAAGCAGAGAATGCATTGAACGATGCGCAGGGCGGCTTGGATAGTGTGGTGGTAGAGGATGAACCACCTATTGAAACTACTGTATAATTATGGTAAAATAATATTGCACGGATAGGGTAGCTACCGACAAAGCAGGAAAACCCACCTGCCTTCCGTGCTTACAATTTGGGTGTTGCCGAAAGGGTAAAGGTGACAATATGGAAGAAGTATGGAAAGATGTTGTCGGATATGAGGGGCTATACCAGGTGAGCAATTTGGGACGGGTTAAGAGCCTGCCAAAGTATTGCGGTGTAAGGTGGGATAATGGCAGAATACTCAAACCATTTATAAATAAAGATGGGTATTTGTTGGTAACATTATCATTCAACAACAAAATGAAGCATTTCCAAGTGCATAGGCTTGTTGCTGAAGCTTTTATTCCGAATCTGAGTAATTTGCCGTGTATCAATCATAAGGATTTATGCGTTTCAAATAATTTTGAAGGAAATTTGGAATGGTGTTCTATCACCTATAACAACAATTATGAAGGCAGAGCAAAGAAAGCCGCAGAAAAGAATTTAAAGCCTATTCTTCAATATGATTTAGAAGGTAATTTCATAAAGGAATGGGCAGGCGGTTCTATAATCAAACAAGAATTAGGTTACAATCCTACACACATATATTCGTGCTGTACGGGGAAAAGGAAAACTTCAAGGGGTTATATATGGAGATTCAAGGAAGCTGAATAGGCTTCCTTTTTTGATGCCTGAAGGCAGGTGGTAAAGTGAGAAAATATGAAAAAGAGGTTCAGCAGGCTTATCTTGATAATGAAAAAGCTGTTCTGAAGAAACTTGAAGAACATTACCAGGATGCGCTTGATGAAATAAATTCTAAAATTGAATTATTGATGGCACGGCAGGATGCAGATATGAGCCATGTTATATATCAAGTACAATATCAGCAATCTTTGAAGAAGCAGGTGAAAGCGATCCTTGAAACCTTGCATTCTAATGAATTTCAAACTGTGTCCGAGTATTTGACCAAAAGCTATGACGAAGGATTCCTTGGGGCAATGTATTCTTTGCAGAAGCAGGGTATTCCATTGGTGTTTCCTATTGACCAAAGGCAGGTGATTGCGGCAGTGCAGCATGAAACAAAGCTGTCGCAGAATCTGTACACCACATTGGGTAAGGATATAACGGACTTGCAGAAGAAGATTGCAGGGGAAATCACCAGGGGAATCGCAGGTGGTCAGATGTATTCAGAGATTGCCCGGAATGTTTCAAATTGGGCGAGAATCCCCAGGAATAACGCCATGCGGATTGCCCGGACAGAAGCGCACCGGATTCAGAGCAAAGCAACAGCAGATGCCCAATTCAAGGCAAAGGAAAAGGGTGCTGATGTGGTAAAGCAATGGGATTCCTCATTGGATAAGAGAACCCGAAAGAGCCACAGGGAACTTGACGGGCAAATCCGGGAATTGGAAGAACCCTTTGAGGTAAACGGGCATAAGGCAATGCATCCTGGCGGTTTTGGCGTTGCCAAGGAAGATATAAATTGCCGATGCGCTATATTGCAACGGGCAAGATGGAACCTGGGCAGTGATTACACCAAATGGTCAGCGGACGCGCCCATTGTCATTGATGATGATGGCACCACGCAATTTACCATTATTGAAGCCAAGAATTATGAATCATTCAAGAAGCAGTACACCCAGGCAACAGATGGATTCAAGGAATATAGAACTATTGGAAATATATTTGACTTGGCTGACAGAAAAACACTTAAAGAAACCGTGGAAAAAATGCCACAAAAAGTGCAGGAAGCTATTAAGAATGTTCGTGTAAAAGTCGATAGTGATAGAGGAAGTGGTTTTGATGTTGATACAGGTATAATACACTTGGCAAAAGGAGCATCAGAAAAACAGATAGCACATGAAGTTGGGCATTGTATTGAAAAGAAGCTGTTTGACAAGGAAGTGGTGGATAGCTTTAAAAGGAACATCACGGATGGTCTCGGTAAGGCTGATGTTAAGAAGGTTCGTGCAACGGATAGCCAAGGGAATGTGGCTGAAATCTTTATTATTAAGTCGGACAGATTTATCAATGGTTATCAATCACGCATTTATTCTGACACATTCAGTGGTTGTTTTGATGCGGATGGGAATATTGACATTGACAAAATGGATGAATTTGTATCTGTTGCTTTTCAGTATTATATAACCAATGCCAAGACAATGAAAAAACACTTTCCGGATATGTACAACATGGTAAGAAAGGTGGTTGACAAATGATAAATGGGTTTCATTCCGATCTCCCTATGATAGAAGAGAACGAAGAAATCTTTCATTCCATCCTTGATGAAGATGATGGAGAGGAGAACCAAAAAGAAGAGGTAAAAGAGCATCCTGAAAAATAGGGTGCTTTTTTAATGCAAAAATTTATATCAAGGCATTAAGGGTGGTCAATATAGGCTGCCCTTTTTATATGCAAAAAATAAGAAAGAGAGGAAGAAAAGATGGATATTTCTACAATGGGAACTTGTTTGGCAATCGTGGTCATCACCTATTTGATTGGTGCCGGTGCAAAGGCAACCACGAAGATTAAGGATGAATGGATTCCTGTGATTGTCGGTGTTGCAGGTGGCATCCTTGGTGTTGTCGGAATGTTTGTGATTCCCGACTTCCCTGCACAGGATGTTCTGAATGCAGTGGCTGTTGGTATTGTGTCCGGTTTGGCATCCACAGGTGTGAACCAGGCATACAAGCAGTTGAAGGGATAAGGTGAAGCACATGGAACTGAAGATAATTGATGTATCAAAGCATCAGGGCGTGATTGATTGGGAAACCGTCAAGGATCATGTGGACGGTGTAATCATCCGCTGCGGATATGGCAGAGATATGACTTCCCAGGATGATGAATACTTTGTGCGGAATGTTGAAGCCTGCATTAAGTATGGCATTCCTTTTGGTGTGTATATTTACTCTTATGCCAAGACAATTGAAGCGGCAAAGAGTGAAGCAGCCCATGTATTGCGGTTGCTTGCACCTTACAAGGACAAGATTTCATTCCCGGTATTCTATGACCTGGAAGAAGCAGGCACCGAAAACGGAGCAGTGGAAAGAGCCATTGTATTTGGTGACATTATCGAAGCTGCCGGTTATTGGTGCGGCATTTATGCAAATGAATGGTGGTGGAGTACCTTCTTGAAGGACAAGTTGGAACGCTTCACCAAATGGGTTGCAAAGTACAGCGGCAAGCCCACCAAGATTCACGGCACTTATGATATGTGGCAGTATTCTTCCAAGGGTTCTGTTCCCGGTATCAGGGGCAATGTTGATATGAATATCTGTTATCGGGATTTCCCGGCAGAAATCAAGAAGCCCGTCAAGGAAGAAGTGAAAGAAACTGAAACAGAAAGCGAAGTGGAAGAAATGATTGTAATTCATGCTTACTCAAAAGCGAAGGATGGTGACAAGAAACTGTCTGCAAACTTCAAGGTTAAGGAATTTGCATCAACAGATGGCACTGATCCGATATTTATTGCACCTAAATTGGTGGAAGTTTTGCAGGCTATTCGCAACCACTTTGGAAAGGCTGTGACAATCAACAGCGGCTTCCGCACAGCGGCAAGGAATAAGGCTGTGGGCGGTGCTACATACTCACAGCATCAGTATGGCACGGCGGCTGATATTAAGGTAAGCGGTGTAAAGCCCAAAGAGGTTGCCGCATATGCCGAAAAGCTGATGCCCAATAGTGGCGGCATTGGCATCTACTCAAATTTCACTCATATTGATGTGAGAAAGAAGAAGTCACGTTGGAACGGTTAAAAAGTATATAAAGGCATCCATCCGGGTGCCTTTTTATATGCCCTGAAGGTGGCATTTATACCTTCAAATATGCCCTGTCGCATGGCATTAAAACTAGGCTTGTCAGTGGATGATACCACGATTAAAAACAACGGCAAAGAAAGGAAAATGATATGGAATTTTTGAAAGAAATCTTGGGTGAAGAACTTTATGCACAGTTTGCAAGCAAAGTCAATGAGTACAACGGCAACGAAGCAAATCAGGGTAAGCAAGTGAAAGTTGCAAATCTTGGTTCCGGTGAGTATGTGGGCAAGGGCAAGTATGATGCCCTGGATGCAGCACTGAAGGGCAAGGAAACCGAGTTGGCAACAGCCAATGGTCTGATTGAGCAGTTGAAGCAGGGTACCAAGGGCAATGAGGAATTGCAGGGTAAAATCACGCAGTATGAAAGCACTGTTTCTGATCTTCAGGCGAAGCTTGATGAAACTGAAAGAAAGTATGCTTTTGACCTTCTGTTGATGGATTCTGGCGTAACAGACAAGGACGAAAGGGAGTTCTTGGCGTATAAGTACGCAAGCAAGCTTACAGAGGAAGGAAAAACCCTGGAACTTGATGAAAACAAGCATATCAAAGGTGCTGAAGGGATTGTTGAGAGTTTGAAAACAATGCGCCCTAAAGCATTTGAAACAGCCGCAGCAGGTGCAAAGAAGGTGCTTGGTGATGGCAGACTTCCTGAAAGCGATGGAAGGCAATTGTCTGTGACCCGTGAGGAATTCCTGAAGATGGGTTACAACGAAAGATTGGCATTGAAAACCGAAAACGAGCAACTGTATAAGCAGTTGACAGCAAAAAATTAAAAAAAGAGAGGTAAAGAAAAATGGCTAGAACAGGTAATTTTGGCGGTTTTGTATTTGATGAAGAAGTATTTGCGGATATGATGCAGGAGCAGGACTTTTGGCGCAATGAGATTGCGGCATCCGGCATTGTTCAGCAGGACAGCACCATCATGGACTTGATTGGTAGCAAGGGTAATGTGGCAACCATTCCCATCTATAAGCCCTTGAACGTTCACGATGAAAACATGGCAGCACTTAACAATGATGGTATGACTAACAACGTACCCGTTGAAATTTCTGGTGACAAGCAGACCTGTATGTTGATTCAGAGAATGAAGGCATTCCAGGCAAAGGATTTCACCAAGGAGTTGACAGGTGCCGATCCTCTTGGTCTTATCAAGAGCAAGATTGCAAACTATTATACCCAGGTTTGGGAAGTGGAGTTGATGAACATTGCAAACGCAATTCTTGGCGTTGCAGCTTTGTCCGACCATATCACCGACCTTTCTATAACTACAGGAACTGTGGGTGATGCAAATATGATTGATGAAACCACCATGATTGATGCAGAGCAGGCAGCCCTTGGCGATATGGCAGGTGGTCTTGGTCTTGCAATCATGCATTCCAAGATTTTTGCGAAGTATAAGAAGTTGGGCTTGGTAGAGTACGGCAAGTACACTATCGGCAATGTGCTTAGACAGGATATTGAGTTGCCTACCATCAATGGCAAGATTCCTTTGGTAACTGATTATTACACTGTTGACACTTCCGTGTCCGGTTTCCCTGTGTTCAAGACCTATCTGTTTGGTGAAGGTGCATTCCTTTCCGCAGATAAGAAGAACTATGAGAAGCAGTATACCACCGATTATGATCCCGAGACTTCCGCAGGTACTGACAAGTTCTATACCAAGCAGGGCAGAGTGTTGCATCCTAATGGATTGTCCTTGGCAGTGGACAACATTGCGAAGGAATCTCCTACCCAGGCAGAACTTGGTGCCGCTGATAACTGGTCTTTGAAGTTCAATCACAAGAACGTGAAGATGGGCTTGATTAAGACTAACGGCTAAGAGGGGTGAAGGCGCATGAACAGATTTATTATCGTTGATGGGCTGCCTTATTTGTATGCTGACAACAAGGTGTTTGCTGTCAGATGGGATGATAAAGGATTCACAGTGGGGAATGAAGTCAAGATGGATGCCATTCCCCATCCTTTGTATTCCGAATTGTCCATCAAGGCAAAATGCCGTGTACTTGACAGCATAGGTGCGGAGCAGCCGAAAGCAACAGGCAGAAAAAAGAAAACTGCCGTAGAATAGGCGGTGCAATATGATTATTTCTGTTAGTGAAGCAAAAAAATACATCACAACCACTTTGGATGATACAGTGCTTGAAGCAATGCTTCAGGCGCTTGAATCCTTGGTGCGTAAACACACCAATAACAACTTCCAGAAGCGCAACATCCGGGTGTGCTGCCCGGTAATGGCACAGAAGTTGTATTTGTCAACAAATATGCTTCGGGTAGGTGACACAGTGCAGATTTCCGAATCCATCTACAATGACGGTGTGTATACCATCAAGGAAATGGACGGGGAATTCGTGGAACTGAATGAAGTGTTGCTTGATGAATCAATGGTGATGGTGACAAAGGTGGAATACCCGATTGATGTGCAGATGGGCGTGTTGAATATGCTCAAATGGGATTTGGAAAACCGAGACAAGGTTGGCATCCAATCTGAAACGATTTCCAGGCATTCTGTGACCTATTTCAACATGGATGGGGATAATTCCACTATGGGTTATCCGAAGTCATTGTTGGGCTTCCTGAAGCCCTACATGAAGGCGAGATTTTAAGGGGGTGCTTGAATGATTGGCGGCAATATTAAAGCGGAAATTCAGACAAGCACCACCACCAAGAATGCAATCGGTGAAGCGGTGCAGGAATGGAAAACGGTGCAGAGCATCCTGGGATTCCTTGACCTTCAGGCAGGAGATTCCAAATATACCACCTTCAATGCGAAGATGCAGGAATCCACCCATATTTTCATTGCAGACTATGTTCCCTTGGATGCTTCCATAAAGGCTGAAAACAGCCGAATGGTGATCGATGGCAACAGATATGATGTGATGCTGATTGATGATCCGATGGGATTGCATAAGCATCTTGAAATCTATCTGAAGTTTACAGGGGGGCAGTGATATGCCGGTACAGTTTACGGATAACAGCGTGAGAGTGAAGGAAGCAATGGAAAAGGCGGCTATCGGCTATCTGCATGAAGCGGCAGGTGAAATCGAAGCACAGACCAAACGCAACAGCAGAGTGGGAAGAACCGGGCAGACCAAAAACGCCTGGACATATCGTGTTGACGAAGGCAAGTTGGAAGCTACCGTGGGAAATCCACTTGAAAATGCGATTTGGGAAGAATTCGGAACCGGTGAATATGCCCTTCGTGGTGATGGACGGAAAGGCGGTTGGTACTACAAGGACGAAGAAACCGGCAAGTGGCACCATACCTTTGGTAAGACACCAAACCGGGCTTTCCACAGTGCCTTCATATCCCTGAAATCTGCACTGATTAGAAGGGCGCAGCAAGTGATGAAAGGATTGGGCAAATGAGCATTGCAGCATTGAAAATCATATCCGGCAGCCTGCAATCCCTTGGAATCAATTATGAATTCGGTGTGTGGACTTCCAAAGCGGCATATCCGTATTGGGTAGGTGAGTACCAGGAAACACCACCATTGAATGAAGATGGAATGCAGGAAACCACCTTTATCCTGTCGGGATTTACCCGTGGGAAGTGGTTGGAGTTGGAAGAAGAAAAAGAAAAGATTGAAAACCACTTCAATAAAGTGGGCGGCATGACAGCCATTGCGGACAACGGTTCTGCTGTGGCTGTTTTTTATGAAAACAGTTTGGTCATTCCCACCGGGGATGCGGAACTGAAGAAGATACAAGTAAACCTATCAATTAAAGAATGGAGTGTGAAGTAAATGGCATACGAAGAATTGAAGTCAAGCGGTATCACCGCAGAAACACCGCAGAACATCATGCTTGGTGCAGGTACCATCCACAAGGGTTTTACCTTGACAGATGGCAAGTGGAATTTTGAGGAATCCCTGATTGGCGCAACTTCCGGCGGTTCCAAGTTCAGCATTGTGCCTGAATTCATGGATATTGAAGTGGATGGCGCATTGGTAGCTGTTAAGGGCTTGAAGCAGAAGGTTGGCGAAACTGCAAAAATGGAAGTGAACTTTGTGGAGATGTCACCCGAACTGCTGAAGATGTGCGTTGTTGGTGATGCAGCAGCATCCACCGATTATGAGGGCTACACCGAAATCACATCCCGTGCGAGAATCCAGGAGAGTGATTATATCACCAACCTTGCCTATGTTGGCAAGAAAACTGATGGTACACCCATCATTATTATCTTTGAGAATGCGATCTGCACTTCCGGTTTGGAAGTAGAAGGCAAGAACAAGGAAGCAGGCGTGTTCGCCGGTACCTTTGAGTGCGTTGCAGACATCAGCCCTGAAGCTGATACCCTGCCTTGGCGCATTTTGTACCCTACACCTAATGCATAATTTTTGAGAAGGAGATTGAACAATGGAGAATACAGAAAAAAAATATGAATTAAGACCTTTGGTCGCATCCGATATGGGTGCGATCTGTAAAGTTATCACGGCAATTGGAATTCGACAGTTTAAGGAATGCTTCAAGCTTGAAGATTTTGAAGGCAAGGATGCGCAGGCTGTTGGCTTCGGTGTAGTAATCGACATTGCAGGCGTTATCATTTCCAATTTCCCCAGGGCAGAGGATGAAATTCAGACATTCCTGGCAAGCGTGTCAGGTATGAAGGTGTCCGAGATTAAGAAGCTTTCCCTGGCAGACTATGGCGAAATGATTATGGATGTGGTAATGAAAGAGGATTTCAGAGATTTTTTCGGACGTGTAATGAAGTTGTTCAATCGGTAGGTTATATCAAATTTGTGGACTTGCTTGCCCAACGGTATGCAAGTCCATTTTTGGTATTAGATGAATTTATTCGGTTGCGACAGCTTCACGAATTCACAACAGAGATTCTAAATGCCATTGCTGATGAAAAGGTGCATGATGCCCGGTGGCAGTATTATCTGCATAAGGTATTTGATAAATCCTTCGCAGATTATGTGCGTAGTTGTGAGGATGCCCAGGTTGCGGATCAGGGCATGACACACAAGGAAATCGGCAATGTAATAAATGAATCGAAGAAGATGTTGGAAGGCTTCGTGCCTTAGAGGTAACGCTTATGGAATTGTTCAGGTTGCTTGGTTCAATAGCAATAGACAATACAGAAGCGAACACCGCATTGAATGAAACATCACAAAATGCAAGGGATTCTGCCGATGAAACAGAATCGGCATTCTCAAAGATTGGTGGTGCCGCCAAAACTATTGCTTTAGGCATCGGGGCGGCAGGCTTGGCAATCGGTGGTGCATTTATTAGTGCGGTAGAAGGTACAAGAGAGTATAGGGAGCAGATGGGGCTATTGGATGCGGCATTTCAAACTGCCGGGCATAGTTCCGAAGCTGCCAAACAGACATATTCAGAATTGAATGCTGTTCTTGGTGACAGTGGGCAAGCAGTGGAAGCATCACAGCACCTGGCGAAGTTGGTGGACAATGAAAAAGACCTGCAAACCTGGACAAATATCTGTACAGGCGTATATGCCACATTCGGTGAATCCCTGCCAATCGAAGGATTGACGGAAGCAGCGAATGAAACGGCAAAGACCGGCATCTTGACCGGTGGGCTGACAGATGCCCTGAATTGGGCAGGAATCAGTGAAGAAAGCTTCCAGGCGAAATTAGATGCCTGCACGAATGAACAACAGCGGCAAAAGCTGATTATGGACACATTGAACAGCACATACAAGGATGCATCTGCACAGTATCAGGCAACAAACCAGGATGTGATTGCATCCCGGCAGGCACAGGAAAGATTGTCAGATGCTATGGCAAGGGTTGGTGCTGTCGGTGAACCGATTATGACAGCAATCAAAAATGCCATTGCAAGCATGGCAGAAAGTGCGGTGCCAAAAATTGAATCGTTGATAGCCAAATTCCGTGACGGTATAACGTGGATCAAGAAGAACCAAACCACAGTGAAGGCATGGATTGCGGTTATCATTGCAGCAACAACAGCAATAGGTGCTTTTATTCTGATAATCAGTTGGTCAAAGATTATGACCAAGGCAGCAAATGCCCTGAAGGTTGTTAGAACAGCTATGTTGGCAATGAATGCAGCTATGTTGGCAAATCCTATTGGTTTGGTTGTAGCTTTAATTGCAGGGCTTGTGGCGGCGTTTCTGTATCTATGGAAGAATGTGAAGCCCTTCAGACAATTTTGGATTGATTTGTGGAATAAAATGAAATCGGCAACTTCGGGTGCCGTGAAATGGATTTCCGGCAAATTCAATGACCTAAAATCTTCCCTGAATAGTGCCAAGGCAAAGTTCGGGGAAATACAGAAAACCATATCTGACAAAATGAAATCAGCGCAGAATGCGGTAAAAAGTGCCATTGATAAAATCAAGGGCTTTTTCAAATTCAAGTGGTCATTGCCGAAACTGAAAATGCCGAGTATTGGCATCAAGGGCAAGTTTGGTATTGATCCACCATCCGTGCCGAAGTTTTCAATCAAATGGAATGCAGAAGGTGGTATTCTTGACAATCCGACCATATTCGGAATGATGGGCAATACATTCCTTGGCGGCGGTGAAGCAGGAAAGGAAGCCATTGCACCGATTGATGTGTTGCAGGACTATGTGAGACAGGCTGCCAATGAAAACAATGCATTGGTATTGGATGCGCTGACAGTAAGATTAAACAAAATAATAGAACTATTGGAACAGTTGCTTGGAATGGAAATCTGCCTGGACAGCGGCGTATTGGTGGGCGAATTGACACCTGCCATTGATGCAAGGCTTGGGAAGATGTATTCCAGGACAAGCAGAGGAAACACACGATAAACGCACGGAAACACACCCGTGTGTTTTTTTAATGAACAAAAGAGGGGGTGAACCCTTATGGAACTTTTTAAATTGCTTGGTACCATTGCCATTGACAATTCCGGGGCGAATAATGCCATTGATGATACCACAGGCAAGGCATCAAAAGCTGAAGGCACTATGTCCAAGGCATTCAAAAAGATTGGAACAGCGGTTGTTGCGGCATTTGCTATTGAAAAGGTTGTAAGCTTCGGAAAAGCCTGTGTGGAAGCGGCGGCATCTGTTAAGGCTGCCAATTCGCAGTTTGAACAGACCTTTGGTGAATTGCAAGACCAGGCAACAGCAGCCATTGACCGGGTGGCAGAATCAAGCAATATTCTTGATACCCGATTAAGGGGTGTTGGTACATCAATTTATGCATTCGCAAAAACCACAGGTATGGAAAGTGCGGATGCATTGGGAATGATGGAAAGGGCATTGAAGGTGACAGCCGACAATGCCGCATATTATGACAGAAGCCTTGAAGATACTTCTGAAAGCCTGAAATCTTTCCTGAAGGGCAATTATGAAAATGATGCTGCCCTTGGTTTATCGTGTACGGAAACCACCAGGAATGCAGCAGCAAATGAATTGTATGGAAAGTCATTTAAAGACCTTTCTGAAGCACAAAAGCAGCTTACCTTATTGAAGATGGTTGAAGATGCAAATGCCTTGTCAGGTGCAATGGGGCAGGCGGCAAGAGAAGGAAGCGGTTGGGAAAATGTAACCGGAAACCTGAAGGAATCCTGGACGCAGTTTCAAGCAGTTATCGGCGCACCTATTTTGGAAGCTATTGTACCAATCGTGCAAGGGATAACCAATGTGATTGTTTTCTTGACAGATAAGGTGAAAAATGCTTCAAGCATCATTGCAACAAACTTTCCTGAATTGGTGCAGTTTTTTCAGGAAGTGTCAAACGGATTCCGAGACACCTGGGAAAACCATCTGAAGCCCGTATTTGAAGCCATTGGAAATTTCCTGAATACTACCCTGAAACCTGCCTTTGAGTTTGTTTTCGGAACAATAATTCAGCCATTAGTGGACAATGTTTTTGGTTTTATTGTTCGGTTATGGAACGATACCCTGAAGCCTGTATTTGATGGTATTTGCGATTTTATAACAGGCGTGTTCACCGGTGATTGGCAAAAAATGGGTGACGGCATAATGGGAATCCTTGGCGGTTTGTGGGATGGTATAGTGAATATTTTTAGTTCGGTTGGAAACTTTTTGAGTGATAGCTTTGGAAAAATCAAGGATTGTGCAAGTAAAAATTGGTCTGAAATTGCTGATAATACAAAAAAAGCATGGTCAGTTGTGAAGGAAGTTGCCACTGAAAAAATGTCGGAAGCGAAAGCAGCCATTGAAAAACATGGTGGCGGCATCAAGGGCTTCTTTGGGGCTATGGGTGAAACAGTAAAAAAGAATTGGACAGATGCATTCACCAAAATGAATGAAGCGAGTGGTGGAAAACTAGGCGAAATGCTTTCATCAGCAAGAAACAAGTTGACGGATATAAAAAATGCTTTTTCAGAAAAGCTTAGTGCCGCAAAAGATACTGTTGGAAATGCAATTGGAAAAATCAAAGACTTCTTCAAATTTGAATGGAGCCTACCGAAACTTAAAATGCCGCACTTCAACATCAGCGGTGAATTTAGCCTGAATCCTTTGTCTGTTCCTTCCTTTGGAATTGATTGGTATGCAAAGGCAATGGATGATCCTATGATTATGGATTCACCCACAGCATTCGGCATCAATTCCCTGGGGCAGCTTATGGCAGGCGGCGAAGCAGGCAGTGAAGTGGTGAGTGGCACTGATACACTGATGAATATGATTTCAAATTCGGTGGCAAGTCAGAACCGGGGATTGATAGAAGTGCTTTACAAAATCCTTGATGCCATTCTTGCCATGGATGAAAACATGGGCGGCAATCTGCGTGAAGCATTGGATGGTACTGCATTCAGTGTCAATAACCGTGAATTTGCACGGCTTGTAAAGGCGGTGAACTAATGATAGAACAGGTGAGATACACCAACCACCGGAATGAAGTGTTGGAATTTGGCAAAGATAAGCTGTTTGTCAACGAAAATGACCTGCACAATTTTGCGTGGACGGTAACAAGCAAAAATGATAGAATATCAGGTTTCAAAAAGGGGATAGTTTCAAAGACTATCCCTATTATTTTGAAATGCGATTCAGAAGAAGAAGGGCTTGCCCTTCGCAATAAGCTGTTTGAAGTGATGGAGAAGGATGTATTGGCTGTGAAGCATGGCACCCTTTCCATTGGTGACTATTATCTGAAGTGTTATGTAACAGAATCGAAGAAGTCAGAATATCTTCTGGACAAGGGGTATATGCGTGTGACATTGAAGGTGTCAACAGACTTCCCTTATTGGATTAGAGAAACCATGACAACTTTCGGCTATGGTATAGGGAACGTGGGAACCAATCTTGACTTCAACAGGGATTTCCCTTCGGATTATTCATCAAACCTACTTGGTAAGCCATTAAATAACACAGGTTTTGTGGCAAGCAATTTCCGAGTTGTGATATACGGAGCCTGCGAGAATCCCGGAATTACGGTTGCAGGGCATTTGTATGAAGTGGCTGCATCAGTTGCGGCGAATGAATACCTGACAATTGATTCGGTGAATAAAACAGTGGTATTGACACACACGGACGGAACCACGGAAAACTGCTTTAATCTGCGGAATCGTGATTCCTACATCTTTGAAAAGATGCCTGTTGGATTGTCCGAAATTGCGGTGAATGGTGATTTTAAGTTTGACATTGTACTCCTTGAAGAAAGGAGCGAACCGAAATGGACTTAATTTATATGGATGCCAACAGGAAAGATGTTGGTGTTATGCAGGATTATGAACTAGACCTTGCATATGGTACAGATGAAAACGATTTTGAATGTCAGATTGTACTTGGGAACCATTGTTGTGAAGCAGGTTATTTCATTTATTGCGAGGGAACAGAATATGGCGGCATCATTGATGGTATAGAGGTTGATACAGCAAATGATGAAGTGAAATATCACGGCAGAACATGGCATGGCTTCTTAGATTCCAAGGTGATTGAACCGGATGCCGGGGAAGATTATCTGATAGTGTCCGGTGAAGCGAATGAAGCGATTGGGAGCATAATTGACAGATTGGCATTGTCTGATTTGTTTGTGGCATCCACGGAAGCTTCAGGGATTACCATTTCAAACTATAAAATGAATCGGTACATTACCGGGTACAAAGGCATCAAGAAAATGTTGAAAGCATCCGGTGCAAAATTGCTTGTGGCATTCAAAGATGGTTTTGTGGAGTTGTCTGCGGTTCCCTTGGTGGACTATTCCCAGGATGAACAATTCGACACAGACCAGATGGAGTTTTCTGTGAAAAAGAATAGCAACCACATCAACCACGTTATTTGCCTTGGGAAAGGCGAATTGAGAGAAAGGGAAGTAATTCACATCTATGCTGATTCAGAAGGCAATTTGAGCCAGACACAAATTCTGACGGGCATTCAGGAAGTGGCGGCAGTTTATGAAAATACCAATGCGGAAACATCCGAGGAATTGGAGCAGGGCGGCATTGATTTGCTTCGTGAATCGTGGGCATCGGATGAAATTGAATTTGAATTCAATTCCAATGATGCATCTTACGATGTGGGGGATATTGTCGGGGCGGTTGAACGTGTGACCGGCATTGAAGTCAGCGCAGAAATTACGAAGAAGATTGTAACTATTAACAAAAATACAACAATGATAAGGTATAAGGTGGGTGAATAATATGGCACATTTGATAACAGGTTATGCAGGATATGAGCATATACAATCAGAAGATGACGGGGCATTCAATGCTTCGTTTTTTGGTGATGGGCAGTTTGTGATGGAATCCGGGAATCAGTTTGAAGGTTCTATTATTGACAACAACACGGTGAGAATCCTTGATGGAAATTTGATGATGTACGGCAGGCACATCCGAATAGGTTTGAATACCTATGAGGATTTGACAATCACAACAGGTACAGCAGGAGTGAACAGAATTGATCTTATCTGCATGACCTATGAGAAGAGTGCAACCGATGGAACAGAGAAGGCATATCTTGAAGTGATTAAGGGTGCCGAATCGGAAGAAACGGCGGCTGTTCCTGACTATACAGATGGCAATATTCTTGAAGGTGCAACACTGAATCAGATGCCATTATATCAGGTAGATGTGAACGGTGTGGTGCTTTCAAATATAACGCCTTTGTTTACTGTTATTCCTACCTATAAGAAATTAGCAGAAATGTATGAGGAGCAATTTAAAAAGGATTGTCAAAGTCATTTGGATTCTTTGGGAGTGCTTGACACAATGGAAGAAGTGGATGCAAATACGCAGGAAAATCAGCTTGCAGGCGCATTGGCTTTAAAGGAATTAAGTGCAAGAATTCCCACAATCACATTGGACGAAGAAAACCAGATTGCTTACATCACAACGAATCAAGGGTAGGTGAGATTAATGCAGACGAATATAAACGGTGTAAAATACAAAAAAATCTATATTCGCAAAAAGCCCACGGATGACTATGTGTTGTATAAAAAGGCGTATGTTGATGGTGTTCAGACCTATTCGGCAGGAAACCCTGTCACATATTATGTAGACAGCGATACTACATATACAGAAGAAGTTGAGTTTGAAGCTTCCTGTTTGTCACCTGCTACCTTCACTCCTGCGAAAGATGGATGGACTTTTGTTGGTTGGAGAGAAGATGCAACAGCTTCTGGTGATGTTTTAACGGAAAAGGTGATGGGTGATAATCCAATCACTCTATATGCTGTATTTAAACAAGATATAACTTTGTCTTATAATGGAAATGGGGCAACATCTGGTTCTACAGCATCACAATCCGAAACAAGATACTATAACAATGGAAATGTTGTCAATCCGTCCTTTACTCTTAAGGCGAATGGTTTTGCTAGAAGTGGCTATACATTCACTAAGTGGGATGCAGGCACAGTTGGTACTAATATAACTTTAACGAGCAACAGAACAGTTTATGCGCAATGGAAAACAGCAGTGGTACTATCTGCCGGAAAATGGCAAGCTGCTACAAGCGTGTCTAACGGTTCTATGGCGTATAATAGTGGTGGTTACTTAAAACATAGTACGAGAGTAAATGACGGTTCAGCAAGCTATACGGGACCATCATTTACAGTAGATACAACTGGAATTAAAACCGTATCGCTTACAGTATATCTTGGAGGAATAAATGCCATTGATGGAGCAGGTTGGTGTGAAATAGCATTTACGATAAATGGTAAAACTGTCAAATGCACTCACTATACCGACCAAGATGAGTATACGGCAATATCAAGAACACTTACTATTGATGTTTCGGCAATGAGTGGAGCAGCCAGATGTACTTCAAGCCTTCGTTATGGTTGTAGGTCTGAAGAAGATGACAGCGGTTGGTATGTAGATGCTGAAATAAGAGTAATTAATATTACAGCATCATAAGTAATTCCAATTTAGGAAAGGAGATGAAGCATTGATAAGAGTACAATTCAACGATAAAAAGTCCATGCAGGAAGTGGAATTCAAAACAATTTCATCTTCTGTGGTACAGCTTACCGGTAAGAAAGTGTTGCGTGACACATCGGGCTTCAAGGTGTATCGAATGAACGGTGATTTCCTGGGTGATTATTCGGAATACACCGAGATAGTGGCAGAAGTAGAAAACGGCTTGCAGTACGGCAAACCGGAAACATAAAAGAACATCACAAAAGATAACCTTGCAAATGGCAAAGAAAGCGAGGTTATTATGAAAGGTATAAGATTCGGGGATTATCATTCTTATGATGATTTCAATTTGATTCTTTCCACAAAGACAATCGGCACACCATCACCCAAAACGGAAACCATTGATATTCCGGGCGGTGATGGTGTTCTTGATTTATCGGACTTTTTCGGGGAAGTAAAGTACAACAATCGTGATTTGTCATTTGAGTTTGCAACTATGGTGCCGCAATCGGAATTCATGGAATTGTTTTCAACGATTCAGAATGCGATCCACGGACAGAAGATGCAGATTGTGTTGGACGATGATGCGGAATGGTACTATATCGGCAGAATATCAGTGTCAGAGTGGAAAGCGGAAAAGAGCATTGGAAGGCTGACCATTGATTGTGATTGTGAGCCATACAAAATCAAGCGCACTGAAACAGTGGTGAAAGCGGAAGTGGCTGATATTGAAATGGAAGTGATTCTCCCGAACAGCAAGAAAACTGTGGTTCCCACCATAGACATTACCGGGGAAATCAATCTGACCTATGGCACGAATTTCTATTCGCTGTCTGCCGGGCGTTATGACCTGCCGGCGGTGAAATTGGTGGAAGGTGATAATGTAGTACTGTTAAGTGGTACAGGCACGGCAATCTTCACATATCGTGAAAGGGGGCTGTAATATGTACCATGTATATTGCGATTCTCTATTACTGTACGATGACCAATTGGAAGGCTATAAGATATTCAATCCCGTGATGGAATTGGAACTGAATAAAATCAGCCAATTTGACTTCACCATGTACAATGACCATCCGAATTTTGACCGGTTGCAAAGGCTGAAATCCATCATCACAGTGTATCAGAATGGGTATTTGATGTTCCGGGGAAGAATCCTGAATGATGAACAGGGATTCTATAACGAAAAGCGAGTGACCTGTGAAAGCGAATTGGCATTCCTGGTTGATTCCATTCAAAGACCTTATGACTTCACAGGAACGCCTGCGGAGTTGTTTGCGCTGCTTATCAATAACCATAATGCCCAGGTGGATGCAGCCCACCAATTCATTGTTGGGAATGTCACTGTCACTGATCCGAATGATTACATCAGCCGGTCAGATTCCGATTATATGAACACATTGGAATCCATTCAGAAGAAGCTGATTGAAACATTGGGCGGCTATATTTGGTTCAGGCATGAAGCGGATGGTGTCTATATTGATTACCTGGCAGAACTGAATTTCCTGGCACCGCAGACAATAGAGTTTGGAAAAAACCTGCTTGACCTGAAACGGGAAACCAATGGGGAAGATATTGCAACGGCAATTATACCATTGGGTGCCAAGGTAGAAGGCAGCGAAGCCCGGCTGACCATTGCGGATGTGAATAATGGTGTGGACTATGTGTATAACCAAGAAGCGGTGGATGCATACGGATGGATTTTCAAGGTTCAGATTTGGGATGATGTGACGGAAGCGGCAAACCTTCTTTCCAGAGGTAATGCCTTCCTGAATGAGCAGATGCAGATGTTTTATACCATCGAATTGAATGCCGCTGATTTGGGTACTGTGGATTCTACCGTGGAATCATTTCACCTTGGCACACAAATCCGGGTGACAACACAGCCACATTCAATAGACCAATTATTTTTGGTCAGTAAATTGTCAATAAATCTGCTTCAGCCTGCTTCAAACAAGCTGACATTGGGCGCAACCATTATGACCATGACAGAAAGGGCTGTGATGGGGCAAATTGACACAGAAAACAGGTTTGTGGGTATTTCTTCGGATTTGGAAGAAAAGCTGAATTTGGGGCTTACAGAAACGGAAACAAAGCTGTCTGCGCAAATCACAGCAACATCGGAGAGCATCACAGAAACACTTATGCAGGAAGTGTACCTGAAGGATGATGTGGATGCATTGGTTTCTTCTGTCAGCACAACATTTACCCGGACAGCGGAAGATTTTGAATTCAGGTTCAATGAGTTTTCCCAGGACATTGATGCAGTGGCTGCCGGGGCAGATGCACAGTTTGAGGAAATAAGCAAGTATATCCGTTTTGTGGATGGAAACATCATTCTTGGCGAGGATGGAAACGCCCTGACACTGCGGATTGAGAATGACCGGATTTCTTTCCTGGAAACCGGTCTTGAAGTGGCGTATTTCAGCAACAACAAATTGTATGTAACAGATGGGGAGTTCCTTCATTCCTTGCAGCTTGGCAATTTCGCATTCATGCCAAGGGAAAACGGGAACTTGTCTTTTAAGAAAATCGGGTAGGTGACATATATGGCAACATCAAGTGCAATGTCAACTACGAATGATAAAATCAAGTACAAAATTACTATCACGCAGAATAGTCAGAGTGTGACGAACAACACTTCCAATGTGACAGTTTCTGTCCGGGTATATCGTACCAATACGGGATATACCACCTATGGAACAGGAACAGTGTATTGCACCATTAATGGCACACAGTACACGGAAGCAATCACATCCTCTGACAAAATTACATCATCAGGAATTGTGCTGTTTTCCAAAACGCTAAACATTGCCCACAATGCAGATGGAAAGAAAACCTTGGCAACATCTGCCCGGATCACGCATGACCAATTTTCTTCAAGTAGTCAGAGTTATTCCCAGGCATTGACCACAATTCCCAGGGCAACCACACCTACATTGTCGGCATCTTCGGTGAATATGGGTGCGGATATTACAATTTCAATGCCAAGGGCATCAAGCAGTTTTGACCATACCTTGACATATAAGTTTGGAAGTGCTACCGGAACCATTGGAAGTGACCTTAGCACATCGAAAACCTGGACGGTTCCTTTGTCCTTGGCTTCGCAGATTCCCAATGGAACATCCGGCACCTGCACCATTACCTGCAAGACATATAACGGAAGCACACTAATAGGCACCAAGACGGTTTCCTTCACCGCCAGGGTGCCTTCTTCAGTTGTACCAAGTATTTCTTCCCTGACAGTTGCAGAAGCCGTTTCCGGGCTTGCTGCGCAGTTTGGGGCATACATCCAGAATAAATCCAAATTAAAGGTGACAATAAGTGCGGCAGGAAGTTATTCAAGTACCATCAAATCATATAAGACCACCATAAGCGGCAAAAGCTACACCGGGAGCAGCTTCACATCCGGGGTGCTTGCATCATCCGGTACAGTGACCATTTCAACCACTGTGACCGATTCCAGGGGCAGGACAGCTACCAAAAGCACCACAGTTTCAGTATTGGCATACACAGCAGCCAAAATCAGTACTTTCACGGCGGTTCGTGCGAATGGGTTGGGTGCCGCAGATAATGAAGGCACAATGGCATTGGCGAGAATCAAATTTGCCATTTCAGCCCTGGGAAATAAGAACACCAAAAGCTATGTGGTGGAATACAAACTAAAGTCAAGCGATACATGGACAGAAGCGGCATCAGGTAGTGTTTATTCTTACGATAGCAATATGTTGTTGAATATCAACCTGGACACAGATTCTTCCTATGACTTGCGGCTGTCTATTACTGATTATTTTAATAAGGATAACCCGGTCAGAGCATTTGCGGAGATTGCAACGGCTTTCACACTGATGGATTTTCATGCAGGTGGGAAAGGCTTGGCATTCGGCAAGGTTTCTGAAGTGGAAGATGAAATAGAAATTGATATGGATGTGAATTTCTACCGGAATATTCAGATGGGTGGATGGAAAAAGACCAATGATGAAAAAAACATATACATCCAATCAACAGAAGATGCCGAGTATGTTCACAATGCGAAGTTGTACGGTGGAAGCGGTACAAGTCCTACATCAATCGGTTGTTGGGATTCCTTGAATAGCGTGGGCATATGGCGTTATCTGTGCGGTACAAAGAATCTTGTTGTGGATGCAGGGATAAAATTTAGCCGTGCAAATGGCGGTGATGATTTTGTATCATCCGAACCCGTGGTGCATGGGAGCAGAACAGGCAGGGTGCATTTTTCCAATGGCTTGCTGATTCAGTGGGGGAATGTAACCATCACACCGGAACCGAGTACACCAACATCAAAAGCAGTAAAATTTGATGTTGCATACACAGATGCACCTGTAGTGCTTACAACGGCATACACAACGGTTCCCGGAACATCAGTGTTAGGGAATGCAGCAGCCAATATCACAACAACAGGTTTTGATGCCTTTGTCACAAGAGCAGGAACCACAAACACAGGTGTCATGTGGGTGGCAATAGGCTACAAAGCATAAAAAATAACATACAAAAGAAAGGGAACTATCATGGAAACAATCATTTCAGCAGCAATTGGGGGTGTGGTAACACTTATTGTGTGTTTGATAAATAATCACTTCACCCACAAGAAAACCTTAGAAGCTTATAAAACACAGACAATGGAAGCTGAAGCCAAACAGCAACAGACCATTGCAATCATCGAATATAAACTGGATGAACTGACCAGGGAAGTTCGGGAGCATAACGGCTTCGCAAGAAGGATGCCTGTGGTGGAAGAACAGATCAAGGTTATCAATCACCGAATTCAAGACCTGGAACGAAAAGATTAAATTGTAAAGGGCAGGGAATATTCCTTGCCCTACTTTTTATTGACAAAATATCCCAATAGTGAGAAAATTATTTCACAATAATTTCTTGCGAAGGAGAAGGGGCAATGGAAAAAACAGAAAAGAAGAAACGTAAATGGTGGATCATAATTGTTGTATTTGTGGTTATTGGCATACTTGGTTCATTAGGTGGCGGCGGTGATACAGATGCATCAACAGAGATTTCAAGCCAGGCTTCATCCGCTGTGGAAACAAAGGTGCCTTCTAAGGAAACACCAACAGCGGTACCCACAGAAGCACCCACAGCAGAACCGACAGCAGTACCAACGGAAGCACCCACTGAAGAACCTTCTATGACAATGGGGCAGAAGAATGCACTTAGACAGGCTGAATCATATTTGGCAATGATGGCATTTTCGCATTCTGGATTGGTGTCACAGTTGGAGTTTGAAGGATATTCAAAAGAGGATGCGGTTTTTGCGGCAGATAATTGTGGTGCAGATTGGAATGCACAAGCCCTTAGACAAGCAAAATCTTATTTAGATATGATGGCTTTTTCACACTCTGGATTGGTTGACCAATTGGAGTACGAAGGCTTCACGAATGAACAGGCGAAATATGGTGCAGATAACTGCGGAGCAGATTGGAATGAGCAGGCTGCAAAGCAGGCGAAATCATACCTGGATATGATGGCTTTTTCCAAAGAAGGTTTGATAGACCAATTAAAGTATGAAGGATTCACAAGCGAGCAAGCAGAATATGGTGCGAAGGCTGTAGGATATTAAACATAAAAGGGCAGCTTCATGGCTGCCCTTCTTCTGTGCTATAATACGCTCAAAAGGGGATGTAACCATGGAAGAATTGTATAAAATGGCTGTTGAATCGGTCAAGCGATACCAGGAAGAAGAACTGACAGATTTTGATGCTTTCATGGATGAAATGGAAAAGGAATATGGCATACAAAAAGAGCAGGAATAAATCCTGCCCTTCTTTTTTATCTTTTCAAAGTGGTGAAAAAGCTGATACATCAAGGCGTTTCTTTTATATCCATCACTTATGCGCGAATGAACCTGCGCATTGATGATGGAATTGAAGGCGCAAAAAAATTTACACCTTCAATTTCACATCTAACTCAATCGGCGGTGAAGTCCAATTGCCGCCTGTTTTTAGCGGTGATTTATAGCGTGTTTTTTTCGTAGTGCTGTCATAATATCTTGTCTGCTGACTTTTGATTCTTACAGGCTTTTCCCTGTGATATTCGATTCTGTCAATACAAGCCTTCAGCAATCGGTTCTTCGTTGCGGCATCCGCTTCAGGATTGCGAAGCGCAGCAAGGGCATCCTGAAATCTAACTATCTTTTCTTCATAATCAACAGGTTCAGGCATAGATTCGTAGGCTTTGCATAGTGCCTGTTGTACTTCCTCTTTTTCCTTCAGCAATCTTTCATTCAACATCTTGAAAACTTCCGCAGGCATTCTTTGTGCCGGATCAGGATGCGATTGTGCTTCCCACTGTGAAAGTTCCTTTTCTTGTAATTCCTTCATTCGCTTTTCAAGGTTTTTGACAAGGTTTGCATGAAGTTTTAAAGAATTACCTTCGTCACTTTGCAACCTTACTTCAAAATCTTTTATGCACTGTTCCAAGATTTCTTCCACTCGCTCAATCATATCAGTGTACAAGCAGGAACCGGTTTTGCAATGAGTTTGACCATCACATAAAAGCCTTGGTTCTGCATTGTGCTGACTATAAGTCCTCATAGACATTGCCCTTCCGCATTTACACCACAGAAGCCCGGCAAGAGGATTTCTGACTTTTGTGTTTGGTTTTTGCCGTGTGTTTCTGCCTTTCTTTGCTTGCGCAGCATTAAACAATTCTTCGCTGATAATGGCTTCGTGCTTACCATCATATATCAAATATTCACCCACTTTGGAAACCGGTCTTGTTTGAATGAATTCGCCATCTTCGACAATGGTAAGGGTTTTCCGATGGTTCCATTTTACTTTTCCGATATAGTGAATGTTTTCAAGCATTTTTGTCATTGCGGCAGGTGACCAATGCTCACCTTTGGGTGGCTTGATACCCATTTCGTCAAATTTGTTGCATATGCTTTGGCATCCCATATCCTGATTGACATATAAATCGAACATCATGCGCACAACATCTGCTTCTTCTTTGTTAGGCACCAAAATTGGACATTTTCGCTTTCCTTCTGTGATGAAAGTTTTGTCATATCCGTATGGTGGAGTATTACCAATATAGTTTCCTTGGCTTACTGACAGGAGCCTTCCACGATTCAGAATCTTCTTGGTATATTCAAGGAATTCATTACCACGCTTTAATTCCCTTTCCAATGCATCCCAATCGTATTCATCCTGCAAATTATAGATTCTGTTTGGCGTGATTACTAAAGTGTTGGTGTGCTTCAGTAATTTCATAATGCGCCCAATATCCTCTAAATCACCACGGGTCAAACGTTGCGGTTCTACAATTTTGATGGCTTTGATTTTGGGAGATTCAATTCTTTTGATAACTTTGTTGATTTCCGGTCTTTCCTTTAAAGTTTCACCGGACACAACTTCTCTATATTTGTTTTCTTCAGGAACTTTGCCGCCAAGATTATTTTCAGCCCATTCATCCAGGATTGCTTCATGCTTTGCGAGTACTTCTTCCACTGTGAGTGACGGATCATCAGAGCGAGATTTCCTTAAATAGTCGATAACTTCCTCGGGTGTAAAGTTGATTTCAAATTGTTTATACATTCTTAACATCCTTCCTAACAAAATTCGACACACATTTTTCAACATTAGGTGTATAACAAAATTAACAACAATTTCCACTATATATCTGAATTGTCAGATAGTATAATAGTTTCAGAACGTTTGTTCCATGTTTGGGAAAGGGGCTACATATGAATGAAGAATACATAGCAAAAATAATTACTTTACTACAACAATGCCAAGATATAGAGATTCTTGAAATTATCCTTCAATTACTTCAGAAATGCAGATAGTAGCTGCTTAACACCACGAATCTTTTCACCATCAAGAGTATTTAAAGTTTCTACTAATTCTAAAAATTCTGAATCACTTTTCATTCTTAGCACGACATCAGTAATGGTGTCGGCTTTTTTTTCGATTTTTTCCCATCCCATTAAAGAACCCGGAGTGGTTTCCAACACTTGGGCAAAGTTTACTATTTTTGATTGTGGTATATCATTTGTCCCATTTTCAATTTTATTAATAGTCGACTTTGATTTGTAACCCATTTTCTTCGCCAATTCTTCCTGTGTCATTCCTAATGCTTTTCTTCTTTGCATTATATTTCGTCCGATTTCTGTCATTCACATCACCTGCCTTTAGTTGATAAGAGAATTTTACCACTAAATTCCCTTAGAATCAACTTTTTTTGAGAAATTTAAAAAAAATAGTTGACTTTCAATCAACAAAATATTATATTGAAAAAGTAGATTGTGAATCTACTCACAAACAAGAAAGGGGTGAGTACATGACTAATACAGCATTGCTTGAACAAATCATTGAAAAATCAGGATTTAAGAAAAGTTATATTGCAAAATCTATTGGGATTACAGCATATAGTCTTGCAAAAAAAATCCGAAATGAAAATGAGTTTAAGGCAAGCGAAATTAATGGGCTTTGTAATTTGCTGAAGATTGAAACAGCAGACGAAAAAGAGCGTATTTTTTTTGCGTCCTAAGTAGATTGAGAATCTACCGAATCAGGACAAACAGTAGCGGCATAGACTACTACATCAACAAAAAGGAAGTGGTGCAATGAGTAAGGTGCAGGACACATACAAAGAAGTAAAGACATTTGAATCACCGGGTTGGATCATCAGAGTACATATACCTGACCTTACAGAAGAAGAACGGGCAAGACGGATGAAACAAATACATAATGCGGCTGCGGATTTAATGAAAGGCGTTATATCCATGCAAAGCAGGAAAGGAGAAAGCAATGGAACTTGATTTGATTTTTGGTGGTGAAGCCACCCTGGAAGATTTGGACAGGCTGAATCAACTTGGATATGAGTTTGTGATTGAGGATGGTGAAATTTCAGATGTATTACACGGACAATCCATTATCTGATTTTGCAAGGCATGATGCAGAACAGCAAGCAGATTTGGACAAGCTTCCCAAGTGTTCCGAGTGCGGTTATCCAATACAAGAGGAACACTGCTTTGAGGTAAACGGCGAGTATATCTGCGAAAAGTGTCTGAATGATAACCACAGAGTTTTCACAGAAGATGTGATTTGAAGAACTAAAGATACCAACACTGAATTTTTGGAAGGTATCTATGGTAAGGAATTTTTACATAAAAGGCAGCATTGATGGGAGAAAGACAAGCCTGTCGGGTGGTTCTTCTCGGAAAGATGGTGGAATGGTTCTGCATCTGACACAGCGGAACAATGGCAGCATTGAGAAATGCGCAACCATTGAATGCTTTGTGGATGGGAATGTGCTGAAAACCATCATTTATGACAGGCAGGGCAATGTTGTTCTTGAAAATATCACAGAGAGATAGAAAGGGAGAAAGAGTGAAAGTATTGGAATTATTCGCAGGAACACGAAGCATTGGCAAGGCATTTGAAGCTAGGGGGCATGAAGTGTTTTCTGTGGAATGGAATAAGAATTTTGAAAATATCAACCTGTATGTAGATATTGGAACGGTGACAGCAGAAGATATTCTTCGGCAATTTGGCAAACCGGATGTGATATGGGCATCACCTGATTGCTCAACATTCAGCATTGCAGCAATCAGCCACCACAGAAGGAAGAATGATGAAACAGGGAATCTTGATCCGGTCAGCGAATATGCAAAATTCTGTGACCAGGTAGATCAACACGTTTTGCAACTTATCAAGGATTTAAAGCCTACATTCTTTTTCATTGAGAATCCCAGGGGTGGAATGCGGAAAATGACCTGGATGCAAGGGCTTCCCCGGTACACAGTTACATATTGTCAGTACGGTGATTCACGAATGAAGCCCACCGACATTTGGACAAACCATCCGAATCCGCAATTCAAACCTATGTGCAAGAATGGTGATACTTGTCATGTTCCGGCACCAAGGGGATCACATACACCCGGTAGCAGCCAAGGTTTAAAAAATAGTAAAGAAAGAAGCGTTATACCAGAAGCGTTATGCAAACATATTGTTGCAATATGTGAAAGCAAAAACGAGAAGGGAGAATAAAAAATGGCATTGAATACAGATGCGCTTCAGGTTGTGGCAGTGTCTAAACCTGAATATGAAAGATTGGTTCGGGAATCAGAGAAGCTTGGCACAATTGAGAGGTTGCTGCGCAAGAACAAATATGTTGCGGCAGAGGATTTGAAAAGCATTTTGGATATTGAAGAAAGTGAGGATAACAATAATGAATCTTTATGAAATTGACAGCGCAATCTTGGGTTGCGTAGATGTGGAAACCGGTGAAATCTTCGATGTTGACAAATTCGAGGAATTGAGCATGACCAGGGATGCCAAGGTGGAAAATATCTGCCTGTGGATCAAGAATCTGAAGGCTGAAGCGGAAGCACTGAAGGCAGAGAAGGATGCCTTCGCACAGCGGCAGAAAGCGGCAGAAAGCAGGATGGAAAGCCTGAAGCGGTACATCACAGGATATTTGGAAGGTACGCCTTTTGAAAGTGCGAGGGTGAAGGTGTCCTTCAGGAAGTCTGAATCTTTGGAAATTTCTGAAGATGCCAATATTCCTGATGAATACCTGAAGTTCAAAGCACCTGATGTGGATAAGGTGGAATTGAAGAAAGCGGTAAAAGCAGGGCTTCAGCTTGATGGCGTGGCTATTGTAGAGAATCAAAACATTCAGATTAAATAAGTGGGGGAACAGATATGGAATATAAGTTCAGAACATTGAATGCAAATGAGATTGATTGCAGAATTGCCACCATCAATCAGAAGGGATTAAGCCTGCTTCTTTATAAGGATGCAAGGGTGGATCAGAACATCCTGGATGAAACTGTTGGCGCATTTAATTGGCAGCGGCACCACAGCAGGGATAATGCAAATTGCACTGTGACCATTTGGGATGATGTGAAGAAGCAGTGGGTTGGAAAAGAGGACACCGGCACTGAATCCTTCACAGAGAAGGAAAAAGGGCTTGCATCGGATTCCTTCAAACGTGCCTGTTTTAATTGGGGCATTGGGCGTGAATTATATTCTGCACCCTTCATTTGGATTTCTGCTGAAAATGCGGAAATCAAGCAGGGCGGCAAT